AAGAAAATAGACTATTAGAAGAACAGTCTTATAATAAAAAAATTGAGGAAATGAAACAAAACATTGAATCTTTGAAAAATGAAGCGCAAAGAAACAAAGATAAGGCAGAAACGGAAGAAGAAAGAAAAAAAATTATAGAGGACGCAAGAATTGAAGTTGCAGAAATAGAAGAAGAAATACAAGAAGCAAAAAACGAAAGAGAACGCGAATTATTAATAGAATCACGCGAAGAAAAAATAGAAGCATTTGAAAGAGAATTAGAAGAAGTCGAAGAAAAAAACAGCAAAGAAGCTGCAAAAATACAAGAACAATCAGATCGGAAAAAAGGGTTTGCGGAAATAGATAGACAAATGTACGAAGCACATTATGAGAAGGAATTAAAAAAAGCTCAAGAAACTTTTGATACAAAAGTAGTAAAATTGGACAATTGGCACGAAAACGAAGTTAAAAACATTGAAGAACAAAATAAAACTTTAAGAGCAGATGCAGCGACATTTTATAAAAACGAGTTACAAAAACAAGGCGAACAGTATAAAAAATTAGAGGAAGCAGAAACAGAAGAAGGTAAAAAACGGAAAATAGCTATCACTACAAATCAAGATGAAATAATAACAACTTTAGATGGATATACCACGGAATGGGGCGCAAAAGGCAACGAGTTTGGCGACGCTATGTTAACGAGCATACAAACAAAAGGCGCGTTAATCAAAGAGGCCATAGGAACCATCATGGAACAAGTTAAAGTAGCAGAAGACGGAGCAGCTAAAGCAAGGCAAAAGGTAGTTGACGCGATAGCATCAGCAGAAAAAGCAACATCTATAAGCAAAGAAGCTTTAATTTTTAAGGGCACTAAATACAGTCAAGAAAATACAAAAACAGTACCAACACCAGCACCAGCGCCAACGCCAGCAAAAACGGAAACATCGTCACCAATTGCGGGAATAAATAAAGGTGCACTAATTTTTAAGGGCACAAAATACGGAGGCGAAAGGGCAGAGGGCGGCAGCGTATCGCCAAATAATTTATATGTAGTTGGTGAACGTGGCGCGGAGTTATTTGTACCTAATGAAGCTGGAAGCATAGTTCCAAATCACAAACTGAACAGTGGTGGAATTAATTTAAATATAAACATAAATGGCGCAACGATTATGGATAGCGCCGACACGCAAAAATTTGGCGAAAAAGTAGGCGAAGCGTTGACGTCTAAATTAAAATCATTGGGGGTAATGCCGTAATGAGTAGGGAATTTAAAATCGATGGGGAAACCGTTTGGGTTTCTCCTTCTTGGACTATAAATAAAAAAATAAATGCAATTACAACAATTAGTTTTCAGGTAATAGATTTAGGGAATTTAACGGAAATTAATTGTGGTGATAGCATATTAGTAAAAAATGGAACCGATACAGTTTTTGCGGGTATAGTCAAAGAGGTTTCAGACCAAGAACTAGAAAGAGGCTTTTTAACTTATAGCATAACAGGGCAAGATAATTCCGCAATTGCTGGAAGAAGACTAGTTGCAGCAGCGGGAGAAAATGAAACCGCGGGTTATATAGTGCAATATGTAATTTTACCCTATTTGGCCGCGGATGGAGTAACCGCGGGGACTATAGAGGTATCAATGACTATTAGCAAGTACACTTTTAATTACTTGAGCGCTAGCCAATGCTTAGACCAAATCAAAACAATTACGGGGCTAAATTGGGACATTGACGACGATAAAAAATTAAATTTCTTTTCAAACAATACGATCCCCGCGCCATGGAACTTAACTAACCTAGTACAACATAGCGGATTTACAAGAAAAAAGAGCCTTGATAGCTATCGAAATGTACAATACATAAGAGCTGGGAAAGGGAAAACAGCAGAGCAAGAACTTGAAAAACCGACACCAGAGCCAGACGGAATTTCTAGGGTGTTTATTCTTAATTTTAAGGTAGCAACAAAACCTAGAATTTTTATAGACTCGGTAGAAGTTGCAGCGGTAGATATTGGGATTAGGGGAGTTGACGAGGGGAAAGAGTGGTATTTTAAATTTGATGAGAACACAATTTCGCAAGATTCTTCGGAAACAGTTTTAACAAATTTAAACGTGCTGCAAGTGACCTATAAAGGGCTTTTTGACATAATAACACTAGCGGAAAACGAGTCACAAATAGCCGATAGAATAACCCTAGAAGGCGGTTCGGGGCGATATGAAAGCATATTACAAGAAGATAGTTTGACAGAGGAAAACGAGGCTTTAGACTTCGCGCAAGGACTGCTTAATAAGTACGGCGAAGTTTTAGACAAAGTACAATTTAAGACAAATGTTGCAGGATTAGAGGCGGGGCAATTCTTGACAATAACAAAAGCCCTTTATTCCATCGACGATGTTTTCCTTATAGAATCCGTTAACATAACACCATTTTCACCTACAGATTTACAATATTCGATATCCTGCTTGGATGGGGCGAGTATTGGAGGCTGGGAAGAATATTTTAAAGAAATGTTTAGAAGCCAAAAAACATTTACCATTAACGAGAATGAAAGTTTGGCGAAATTAACGGCATTAGACAAAGAAGTTTTGACCATAACAGACACGTTGACGGCGGTGTCAGGCGCGCCAGAAAGCCGAATAGGATATATGGAAATAGATAATTCTGAAATAGGTTAAAAGGGGGCTTTAATGGTGATATTAGATGATGAAATTATTAAAATAAAATATAATCTTATAGTTGAAACAGAAAATGTTAAAACAGGCGAAAAAAAGCAACAAAAAATACATAATTTAATTACTACTTTAGGGAAAAATGTAATAAGGGATTTAATTGGCAATGATGGAATATCAGGCATACAATATTTTGCAGTAGGGACAGGAAATACAACCCCCGCGATCGGTGATACTCTTTTAGATACGGAGGTATTCAGAGGGCAAATAACAAGTTTTCTAAAGGGTAGCGGGACAATAACCGCTAAATATTATTTAAGTTCTACACAGGGCAACGGGAACGACTTGGAAGAAGCGGGTTTATTTGGGCGAGATGCGACGAGTTCCGCGGATACGGGCGACTTGATAGCTAGGGCGCTTTTTACACAAATATCCAAAACAAGTTTGCTAAAAATAACATTTACGTGGTTGATAACTATAGTTTAGGAGTTGAGGCAAAATGAGTAAATTTTTTAATACTGGGGATGTATTTAACGAGGCAAAATCTAATAGACTTTTTAACGGCATGGGGCGAGCGGTTCGAGCTGCGGATTTTAGCGGCGCAGAACTAACAAATGTAACAGATACAAATTTTGATTACGAAATAACAGCAGGACAAACAAGCGGGACAATAAAACGGATTATAAGTAGATTCGCCGTGCAAGCGTGGGATAATATTAAGCTAGATGTATCTAATTTAGATGGCAGCAATAGTTTACATTATACCATCAAAGACCAAGACACTATCACACCAGCGGCCGCAACAACGATAGTTGCCAGCACAGAAATAACAGCAGATCAGGATGAATTTATAATAGATATTAGCACAATATCAAGGGCGACTTATACGAACGAATTAGTAATAGAATTTACACTAGCACGGGACGGAGTGGGAGACGCAAGCCCAACACTAGAAAATTTTTCATGTGTGTATTACAGTGAAAATCAGGCATCAGAAAAATTCGAAAGTGGAGTAATAACGTCGGCGGCAAACTCTTTTGATATAACATTGCCTAAAAATTATGATCTATACACTATATATTGCACGTTGGAAGCATCGGCAGATAGCAACGGCATTGAGCTGAATTTTAACGATGATGTTACTTCTAATTATAGTTATAGTTGGAATATATTTGGCGACTATAGGCGGTATGGCCTTAGTACATCAGATACAAAATTCTTGACAGGAAATTCTAGCGCAGAAGGTAAAATAACATTAAATAGAACCACCGAACTAGTAATAAGAATAGCCGCAAATAAAATAGTAGGACTTGGGACTGGTAATACCTTAATCGAGGCTAGAACATGGAATACATATGTTACAACAAGTATAGGTAGGTTTGAGGTTAGCGAGTATTTAGAAAAAGCTACGTTGACACTTTCAAATGCTGCGTCAAATTTTAAAATTGGGACGTCGTGGACAGTTTGCGCACAAAATTATTAATGTTATAATATATTAAGCACATAAATATATTATATGGGGGTTTTATTATGGTACCTTGTGAACAAGAAGAAACTATAAAAGAAGTGTTAGGAAGACTAAGGGCGTGCGAGGGTAAAATGTCAATAATTGAAACAAAACAAGACAGTTTCGAAGAAACAATGAAAAAAACGGAAAAGGCTATTGATAAAATTCTTGAGAAGGTCGAAAAGGTTATAGAGAGCATAACAAAAAAAGTTGATATGGCTAAAAATTGGGTGATAGGCACGCTTATAACTATCATTGGGGCGGTGTTTGCCTTAGTAATAACATTTATGATAGATAAATTAAAATGAGGCGGTGAAGGATATTAATATAATAGATTTAAGTCACACCATGCCAGAATCAAATTACAGTAAGCAAGCAATAAAACCCCTTGGAGCATGTTTGCATTTTACTTTTGATATGAAGCGAGGGCAAGCGCTCGGACATTTTCAAAATCCGAAATCTAAAGTATCACCGCATTATTTAATCGAGCGGAACGGCGATACTATATTACTAGTACACCCAAACCGCAAAGCCTACCACGCAGGAAAAGTAAAACACCCTATGTCAAAATTAGTGCAAAAGTATTATAATTTAAAAAACCCTAATGAATATTTGATAGGGATTGAAGTCGTTAGCGACGGGCGAGATATAACCGTAGAGCAGTATGAGAGCCTTAAAAAGCTATTATTATCTTTGAGTGAGGTTTATTTAATACCTCTAAATCGAGAGCATATAATAGGCCACTATGAGGTTAACAGGATAGACAAGCCCTTTTGCCCTGTGTGGGCATACCATCCATCAGATATTTTGCGAGGAATTGAACACGATAAAAAAATGTCAATATATCAGAATAAAATTAATATGTTAACTATGGATTTAGAAAAAAAGACAATAGAACTAAATATTGCAGAAGTTGAAATAGAAAAAGACAATAAAAGAACGAAAACACTTGAAAAAATAATTATATTAACAAGAAAAAAAGTTGAAGAACAAAAGAAATTATTAAAATTAAAGGGCGGTGTTTATGGTGAGGAGTCAGAAAAGAATTAAAAGTAAAATTGCATGGACAACTACGCTAACATTAATAGTTTTGATTTTAAAACAACAGTTCGGACTTAAATTAGAGGGTTTCGACACATATATAACCCTTCTAGGCGCAATTCTAGTGGGTTTTGGTGTTTGGAACAATCCAGAAAGCAAAGATTATTATTAAAAAAATAAAAAGAGGTGTTGAAGTGAGTAAAGATAAAGAATGTTGTTTTGGCATAGCACTTAAAATGATGAAAAACGGCTACCATATGTCTAGAAAAAGTTGGATTAAGAAAGATATGTTTGCATATTATCAAAAGGGTTATCCAGATGGGATATCATGCAATAAACAAACTGCAATAGCCGTGGGATTGAACGAAGGTGATTTATTTAAATGCAGACCATACCTTCAGTTAAAATGCACAGATGGCTCTTATGAAATGTGGAATCCTTCAGTTAGCGATATTTTAGCGGAAGATTGGACTATTTTTAATTGAAATACCTATATAAAAAGTGCCTAGAATCTAGTCTAGGCACTTTATAAACGCTTTTTTATTTACCAATCAAACCCAAAATCAGTTCTTTTAATTTTGCACATAGTTCCGTCGGGGTGCTTAAATACTATTCCTTCACACCATGTATTATTCAAATAATCCTTTATTCCTTCAAATGTCAATTCTAATTCATAATCAAAAATTTGTTGTGTGCCGTGCCTAAAAAATATATCGCACTTTAAGCGGTGTTTGTTCCCGTTAAAATGTTCCCCGCATAGTTCATAAGTTCCATCATCCCTATGAGGCACTTGTTTAAATGCCTTTAAGTGCCATTTATCCGCGGGATTGTCTTCGCTGCATTTTACCCAATGCGGGAAGTGGCCAGTTATTTTATCGGCTGCATCTTGGCAAGGTATCGCGTTAGATGGTAGATTGCGACCTTTTTTATAATCAAACCTCTTGTATAGTTCGCCGCCCTGTACTAGGCAACACGTACCATCAAATTTACTTGACATGGTACCAACACCATTCAACGCCCATTCGCACCCGTCTTCCACCTCATTTAAAACAATTATTCCTATAGTCCTATTCCCTTTTTTAATAAATTCCCTTTTAAATAATGTTTTCATTTTTCGCATAATTTCCTCCTTATGATATCCATTTTTTAACGCCAGATGGATTTATAGTAGTGTTATTTCCGTCAGACACGTTTATAATTTTTAATTTTTTCATCAATTCCCAGGTCGAACGGGCGTTCTTTATTTTATTTTCACTGCAAAACTTTGTTAGATTTTTTATACCCCATAAATTACCATTGCTTTTTTTTTGCTCGAGCATAAATTTTATATCATTAATTAGATCGTCGTCTAATTTCAATGCGCCGTCAACGTGCTTTATTTCCTTCTCTTGAGGCCTAAACCCTATTGTATCAATTTTTCTAATTGGTTTCTTAGCTTCCTCAATTGCCTCATTTGGAAAGAACTTAGATTCAATCGCCGCGGTTTCAATGTTGGATGAATGCACGATATTATTTTGAGCGGTAACATTCGGCTTTTTGCCGCTAAATATATTTGTTGCCCTAGATTTTGCATTAACAATATTATCTTTAATTTTTTCTTTTAACGTAGCTTTTTTGTGATTAACTTCTAAAGTTTCTATATTGCCTAACACTTCTATTAATAATAATTTAGCCTTCAATAGTCCAAGCTCAAAGGCCGTACCGATAAAGGATATAAGTATAAAAATAATTGTTAAGGAGTCCCATCCAATAAAACCGCCTATGCGTTCTGCAATTCCTAAATATCCTTCACTATAGATTATACTTTTTGACGTTTTAGAAAGGTCTATACTCTTATATTCTTCAATTAACTTTTTGCTATCGTCTATTAAACTTGTGGAGTTCGTTATTTTATCAGAAGCTAATGTATCTTTTAATTTTTTAATATTGTCTATTTTCACTTCTATTGCTGCAATATTAAGATCCCTTGCTTTATCAAGTTCTATTTTTTTTTCATTTTTTTGGTAAGCGCCCGCCCATGATTTATTTGCAGCTACCCAACTTTCATATTTATTATCGGCGCTTTTTTTTTCGGCTGCTATCTTTAATTGCAATTCCAAAATATCGTTATTTTTTTCTTGTATTTGGGTTTCGTAATCATTTTTTGTGTCAACTTGTGCGACTTCGGACGATTTCAACACTTTATCTATAGCAATATTTTTCTTTTCGATAGATTGTATTTGTTCGCTGCCATTCAATTTTTTATCCATATAAGCAGTATTTTGATTATACCAAAATGTTATATTTCCCAAAATGCTTATAAAAATAAAAACATAAGCCATTCCCCTATATCCTTTTCGCAAAAAATAAAAAGAAAATGTTTGCATTACAGTAACCATTATTCCAGATATGCAATATGCGATTATATCACCACCAACAGAAATTCCAGTTGCCATTAAGAAACTAAGGCACCAACTACCAATGAATCCAAGCCCAAAAATTGCCTTCATTTTAAATATTTCAAAACTTTTAAACATTCAAAACACCTCCACTTTTTGTTATACACTTTTTGTTTTATTACTTTGTTTTTGATACAAAATCGTCTATTGCTGCATTTACAACCCATTGCAGAGTATGACCGTTCTTTTTTGCGTACTGTTCTAATTTAGCGACAATATGCAATTCGAGTTTATAACCTCTATATATATACATTTTTTCCAAATTGGCACCCCCTATCTTATTAATTTCATAAGTAAATCATATCATATAAACATATATATGTATAGATAAAACTATATTAATATAGTATACTATATATAGGTAAGATGTAAAACACCGTGCACGCCGTGTGCACATAAGGCTACACGGCAATTCTACACGGCATTTTACACGGCCAAATAAAAAATAAAGGGGTTTTTAAAATGGTTAAGCAAATAGCACTTGAGTTAACAACAGCTAGAAAATATATAGGGGCGCAACGCAGTGACAAGAACATAAAAAGAATAGAATTAATAATAGAAACGGTTAAGTTTCATTTAAAAAGAGATACAGAAAAGATTAAAGAAAGTAGAGAAGGTACAATAAAGACATTAAAAAAAGCTTTAAAACTAAGAAAAGAATATAATAAAGCGGTAAAAGAATTACAAGAAATTTCACAAAGCATGAGGCAATAGTAAAACACCGTGCACGCCGTGTGCACATAAGGCTACACGGCAATTCTACACGGTATAAATATCTAAGTAAGGGGGCTTAAAAATGTTTAAACAAGTAGTATTAGGGTTATTATGTACGGTATCGCTATTATCAACTATTTATTGCTTTATAGCGCCAGAAATAAGCGGCGAAATTTGTTTCTTTATGGCGTTTATTACATTTATAATTTTAGTTTGTTTTTGTTTAACATCGGGAATATAAAACACCGTGCACGCCTATATGCACACAGCGTGCACGGGCACCACAAAGAATTTTAAAAGCATTTTAAAAACATAAAAAAATAGTGGTAAAGAAAAAAAGAAAAAAGAAAAAGAAAAAAAGAAAGGAACTTAAATGATTGAGAACGTATATTCCAAACTACAAAAAATTAGAAAAGAATTAAAAGACCTTGGACTTAAAAAAACGGGGATAAACAGATACAAGGATAAGAAAACTAATGAGTGGGTAGAAAAGTTTAGATTTTATGAGTTAGCCGATTTTTTGCCAAGTATAATAGATTTATTCAATGAACATAAATTATTTAGTTATATTAATTTTTATCCAGACCATGCAATATTAACAATAATAGAATCATCAGTGCCAGAAGTTAAAATAGAATTTTATTGTACCGTTGAAGATGCAGAACTATTGAGCAGCACAAAAATTCAGGAGCTAGGAGCCACACAAACCTATTTAAGACGTTATTTATATATAAATGCACTAGATATCATCGAGAAGGAAATAAAGCCAGAGAGGACGATTGAAGAAGAGATAGAGGAAGCTAAGATGGAAAGAGAGCATGAGGAAGCTAAGAAACAAAAAGAATTAAAGGAACTGGAAGAATTAGAGAGTTTAAAAAAAGAAGTTAGAAACAATATCATAGAATTATATGGTAAAGATAATTATGTAAAGGAGTTGGAAAAGTTAACACAATTTGAGGCAGCAGGGAAGACGGTCGCAGGAATTAAAACTTTAGAAGGCTGCAATAAAAGAAGAGTTATATTTTTATCTCATAAATTAAAAAATCTAAAAAGAGAAAAAGAGAGAAAAGTAAAAAGCACCTTATAAATTAATATAAGATGCTTTGAAAAGGATAACGCTAAACAAGGAAAGTAATTGGTTTGGTTTTGTTTTATAAAAAAATAACCTTAGATATAATCTAAAGTTATTTTTAATCCTAACAACAAAAAGTAAAAGTGTTTTGTAATTATTAATATACTATAGAGCCATAAAAAATGCAATAAAAAAAGAATCCCTTTTAGTGAGATTCTTTTTTTGTTAAGCCCCTATGCAACCTAAAAAATATAAAATATTAAGTCTACTTGTCAAGTATATCAGATATTCCTTAAAATCTATAGTAAAAAAAGAAAAAACTTTTTTAAATAAACCCTTTACAAAGTGCATACATTTTGATAACATATAAATATAGAAAATAAAGGTGGTGAAAATATTGGCTAAAGTTCCAAGAAATAAAACAGTATTTAGCAGATTGAAAGAAGACGAAAAAAACGAAGTTGATAAAATCGCGAATGAGTTAGAGGTTTCGATTTCTGATTTTGTAAGAGAACTTATATTAAATTACATAGAAGTGGATAAAAACACAAAAAATATAAAATAGAGGTGCATCTATGAAAAAGGACGCTTACTATTTTCCGCACTTCTCGAATGCTAGAGGAGATAGGAAAATAAAAAGACTTATGAAAGACTTAGGATTGGAGGGGTATGGAATATATTTTATGACATTGGAAGTGCTTCGAGAACAACCTAATTTTAAATATCCTTTAGGCGATTTGGATTTGTTAGCAGATGAAATGCGCACAAGTGAAGCGAAATTAAAAGCAGTTATTAAAAGTTACGACTTATTTGAAAAGGACGAAGAAGAAAACTTTTTTAGTCCTAAATTAATCCTTTATTTACAACCTTATTTAGAAAAAAGTAAAAGGGCGCAGTTGGCGGCTAAAAAACGATGGAATAAAGTTAAAGAAGTAAACCAAAACGATGCAAAAGCATATGCAAAAGCATTGCCAGAGCATTGCAATTCAGAAAGCAAAGGCAATGCGGATCAGAATGCAAGGAAAGTAAAGGAAAGTAAAGTAAAGGAAAGTAAAGTAAACGACAATAAAAAAAACGATGAAAAAAACGATGAAAAAAAAGGCCTTGAATCGTCGTCGTTAAAAAATACATATAAATTCTATGAAAATAACTTTGGATTAAGAACAAAACACATAGATGACGAAATATCAAGTTACTTGGATGATGGAATCGAAGAAGGAATGATAATTAAGGCTTTAGAAATATCACTAGAAAATAATGTTAATACATGGAAATACGCAAAAAGCATAATAGAGGCAAAAACGAAAAGGAATATTAAAACATTAGCAGAATTTAACATAGACGAAGATAATTATAAAAATAAAAATGTTAATACTAAAAATAAAACAATTCAGGAAAAAATGATGGGCATGACAGTTGACACCTATAAATGGGGCGACGAATATAAATAATATTTATTTTATTTTTTAGGTGGAGTAGTAAAACGAGAATATAGGAGGGTTTTATGAAAATCGAAAAAGTAGAGAAAATGCTATTATATTTGCATTTATATTATTCAAAGACGGTGGGTAAATCTTTTTTAAACGATGTCGATATTAAATTACAATACATGGACACAATAAAAAGTTATAAAATAGATGACGATAAAGAGATAGAATACTTTACAAAAAAGATTATTAATACATATACCTTTGTTCCATCACTGCCAAACCTCACAGAATTGTATTCTACGCACATTTTACAACCACGCAAACAATCACATGCTAAAAATGAAAAGTGCTTTAAAACGAATTGTAAGGCGTGTGAGGGCATAGGATATAAATTGGTAAAAACGGAAAATGAAGAGAAGTTTTTAGTTTGTGATTATTGCAAGGCTGGGGATCGTTTTGAACACTTAAAAAAAGAAAATAGAGGGGATAGAAGATATTATGCAATGGTGATATCTGATATGTTTGAACATGAAAAAGCGCCAAGATTAGAACCTTACAATCCAGAGAAGCGGGACAATGCAGTTAGCACAGACAAGATAAAAGGAATTGAAGAAGCTAGAAAAAAAGTATTTCAATTCCCTAAAAAAATAATATAATTAAGGGTGAAAAAATGAAAGAAAAATACGAGCAGGAAGCTATATTTACATGGGCTAAATACAGTTATGCAAGATATCCAGAATTAGAACTATGTATGTTTGCGGTACCAAACGGGGGCACTAGACACAAACTAGAAGCTTATAGCCTCAAGAAACAAGGCGTTAAAAGTGGGGTTAGTGATATTACAATACAAGTTCCGCGGGGTAAATATCACGGGTTTTGGTTAGAGCTAAAAACAGATAAAGGCAAGACGTCAGAGAATCAGGAAATATTTTTAAACGAGATGAAAAAGCAGGGATATTATACAAGTGTTTGCTGGGG